AAGTATCTTTTATCGCCGTTCGGGAAAGTCAATAATACTGAGTATGCGTTTTGTGATGCTAATGCAGCAGCAAGCAATATTTGACCGGCATCATCAGTATCTTGCGCGATAGTAATCGGAGGTGACCCGCCGTCTTTCGTGCCCTTGAACTTTTGCAGGATGCCTGTTTCAAGATCAGTGAAAGTAATAATTTCTTGTGATACGCCGATAGCGCCGATATTTTCAACGCTTCCCACTTTGGTATAACTTAGAGCACCATATCCGGCTGCGTCGTACGTCGCCGGAACTGATGCACTTAATTTGATTGTTGCCCCTAACGATGTATTAACTGCCATTTTTAAATGCTCCTCTGATATTTCACCATAAAATCAACGCTTTGCATGTATAAAACTACTTCAGAATCATAGAAATCTGGCCCTATGAATTCCTCAATAACCGCCTTACACATGACTGATTCACTACTAAAAACAAACATTTTTTCAATCGCTTTGCACGCATCGCGCACGGTCCGCAATAATGCTTTTTGCTCTGTATAACTTTTAGAAACTACTGTTACCTGTATGCGTTCAGTCTCTAATCTAATCGTCTCGCTACCTGCTAACGTATCGCGCATCTTGCCGCTTATCTGAGTTATTCCGATAGCTGGTAAAGTCGCACCTATTGGGATAACACCAGCTATAACCTGTGTTGATGTCGCAGCATTAAGCAGTTTCTTAATAATTGCTACGCCGCTCATTATTCGATCCCTAGCTCAATGTCATCCGTGTTAAGGCCGTTCTTTGTTGCTAATCTCTTTTTGATGTAATCAGCCGCAGCCAAAACAGCATTGTTCGCCTGTGCATCTAATGCTGGTCTTAAAAATGGTTTTGGCCTAAAACCAGGATGATTCATTTCTGTGTGTCTCCAGCTCAAAGAGTGGGGGGCCGCTCCGGTCAACTCAATCAAATGTGCGTACCAAACATCAGCGCCTTGTCTACTTCTCCCGCCAACCACCAGCCTGGCTATTACTCTTGCCTGTTTCTTGTCAAACCTACCTGATATCCTTATAGAGTCTCGCAATGCGCCGCGATAGCCGCCGTATTTAATTCTGTTTTCGTCGTTTGGATCTCCAACAGGGCAATTTTGTACAGCCGCTTCCTTGATAGGCTTCAATCCAGCCCGCAACGCGCCGCGCAGAATGTTAGCTTCCATTTTTACAGGCAGATCCTGTAAAAATTTATTAAGATCGGCCAATCCTCTTACGCGTATCTGTGCCATTTTTATTCAACGATAAAATGGAATGTTCCGGTTTTAGTGTCGCCGCCTTGAGCAATAACAATCTTTATCCTGTCTTTTGCAATGCAAATCGGTTCTAGTACAGCAGATCCACCACCAGCATATAAAGCAGCCACGCCAGCGGTCGAATGAGTCGCTTGTCTTGGTGCAACGGTTGCCGAGGCATTAACATCAGCCTGTGTCCAGATCGTTTCACCAGTTGCTTCTGAGGTAATAGTAAAATCTACGCCCGCCGCATAATCGGTTTTAACGTATCTAATCTGAGATAATTTGCCCGTGAAATTAGGTGTATAAGCAGTGGCAGAACCATCGGCAATAGTTGTAACTGCAACCTCGAAACGTTGGATAAAACTCATGCTGTGTATCTCTCCGCTATAAATTCCGACATATCACGATAACCAATCTCAGACGGGCCAGATACAATCTGATAAACAATGCTATCGATCACAAAGCGCATCGTTGTATCAATATCAGTTCTGTATTTCATCCTGATCCGTGACTGGTTAGTATTTGTATCTAAAGCATTTTTTACTGCTTCCGACTTGCTTGGTAGAACGTCTAACTTCTCGCCCGAAACGGTTGCTTTCTTTGCCCATTCGATTTGCTCAGTACCATAATCGCCCTCAAGAGTAACGGTTTTATACTGGATCTCACAAATACGATTGAGCCTTCCGCTACGCATAAGTTAATGCTGCCCGGTTATCCCAAATTTGATTGAATCGACCGCTATCAGCATAGTTAATAGCTCCGGTCGCTAATGTCTCGCGCATGATCGACCATGCAGCAGCGCTCTCTAATGCACCAGGATCAGCGAAACCTGTATAGGCATAAGTTGCGCCCACGTCTTCGCGCATAATGTGCCGTTCGTGTAAAACGCTAGAATTGTCTGTTACGTACATTTTTATTAAGCTCCGTCATATAATCTTATGGTATCTAACAAGCTATTAACGCCAAGCTGCAGAACTCCACTGGTTACGCCAACAACAACATGCTCCCGATTGTGATACATGCCGCCAATAATCAAATGCATTGCAGTTTTAGCAGCACTCGGTACGCTTGACGATGTATCACCAAAACCAACCGAGTAAGTAATTTTGATCCCGTTAACCTCGCGCAGTGTTGCTGATGGCCAGCTTGCTGTGTCGTTTAAGATAATCCTGCCAATCTCGCTTGCTGTGTCAGTATAAAAATCTGTAAAATTTGTTGTGTTTCCGTCTGAGTCTGTGTAAGCTATCGTTGTCACAGATTGCAAAGGCGACTTTGGTAGTTTTATTACATTGCTATCAGGCCATGCGTCTAGGTACAATTCCCATACTTGCGTTATCATGCACTTATCTGTGTAATGCTCTACGTACTCGCGCGATGCAGTGATAAGCCTGTTTAAGAGATCATCCTCATAACTGTATGCTAGTGCGTCATCGCTTGTTACGGCTAACCTTAGGTTTAGCTTCGCTTCTATCAGGCTCACTGGCTCTACTGTCGGTGCTGTTTTTAATTTGCTTATCATCTTTAATCACCTGCTTATCGTCAGCAATTACAGCCCAGTTTTGCGATACAAAGGTTTTAGCAAGATCGACATATCCGCTTGTTTTAGACATGTCGTATTCTTGCCCTGCCAGATAGCGCAGGATCACCACGCCATCGACAGATCCGCTTTGATCACAAAGCATCCTAATTTTCATCAGGCCTCGTAACCTTCAAGTTGAATTAAAAACTTACCAGCCGTATAAGTTGCGGCCGTTCCAGCTTCACCGCCACACAAATACAGATACTGATTAGCAGCAGGGACAGCAGAAAATCCTTTGGTCAATCCTAAAGTCCAAGCACCAGCTGCTGTCACTAAAGCAGTCTCAGCAAGCGTACCTATACCAGCATCAAAAACACCGGTAGCCTCGGTAGCAGAGTACAAATCTATATCATCAGCACCACCTGCGGGAACCTCAAGGCAAGTCATGCGACCTGTCAAGATTGTGCCGTTTTTGGCTGCGGTAATCTGCCCAAGATAAGCAGCGGTTGCACCAACGCCGATAATGTCAAGGTCAGTGGTTGACGATGCCAGACCGGTCAAGTCAATCAGCAGGGATGTTTTTATAATCCCGCCAACCCTCTGAACGCTAGATTTAAAAACCGTACCCGTGCCGCTAGAAATTCCGGTGCCTGGAGCGCCATTGGTAAAGCTCTCAAGATTCAGGATGGCGCCTGACTCGAAAACCTGTTCAGCGCCTCCCTGCTCAAAATGGATAAGTGTATTGGCCATTTGTTAATCCAATGCGGTTGCAGAATTAACGACGGTAGAGCCTTGAGTTACAGGTACGTTTGTTGGGTTATATTGTATCGCGATAACGCTATCGAAAGGCGCATCAGCGGTCACATGGAAAACTTGCGCCTCTACGTATCTCTTATCTACTTTAGGGATGCTCAAGATAACCATCTTGTCATCATAAGTAGCAGCTCCAGCCGTTCCAGTGGGGAAATCTGTAAGCAATGTCATTGTTGCAGTATCGTTGGTATCTGATACACCAGCTTTTAACGATACAACTGATGTATCAAGCACATTGCCAAATTCAGCAATAAATAACACTGATTGATAGCCGGACATGTCCAAGATAGTCGCTTTCGTAGGGGTTGCACTTGCAGAACCAGCGCCGCCTGCGCTTACCCGAACAAAATTTGCATTCTTTAGTAAATCAAACATTTCATAACCTCCTTAAGATACAGCAATTTTTAGCTTGCGGATTGCTTCAGGCAGCACGACAGCAGATCCTGAACGCTTACGGGCGCGGAAAATTACCAGTCCGTTATCTGCTTCGGTTGTAAAATCTGTTTGGAAACTGATGCCGATCCGGTCAACAATTTTATAGCCGCGTCTAAAATCGCCGTAAATAACAGGATATGTTCCAGCAGCGATGTCTGGCATATCAGCCATTTCAACGTAAGGAACGCCTAGAATAGTGTTAGGTGCGGCATTGGCGATGCCTGGAGTCCAAAGATATCCACCCATGCCATCTTTCAGCTTGCGAATTGCGCCAAGTGTAGAGCGGTTAAAACCAAGCACAGCCCCAGCCGAATAACCTGTTTTAAGAGCGTGTATCAAATCCATCAAGCCGTCAGCAGTAATCGCAGCAGCTTCACCAGAGGCGGTGTAGCTGATTGAGCCATTAGTCAACACGCCTTCACCCTGGTTGCTTGCGTTAGTTCCGCTAATGTATTCGAGACCCTCTTTAACAGAGAACTGTTCGGTAGCATCCTCGCGCAGTTCTGCCAACAGATCATAGCCGCTATCTTCAAGCATTTGCTGTGATACTGCTATGCGCGCGTACATCTCAGGGGCTTTGATCTCGATCATCCCGTATGCAGGATCGCCGGTATTAGTGCGTGTAGCAATTTCACCAATACGCGATGCAGATCCGCTTGCGGTTTTTCTTGGTTGCTTGAGACTGTCACCACCGATTACGCGCACAGTAGCAAGCGCACGCATTGGAGTAGTCTCAATCAAGTTTTTGATAATTGCCGCTTCCATTTCAGGAGGTGCAAGCAGATAGCCAGCACTAACGTCATCAGCTTTAACGATGCTATTTGCGTACTTATTGATGGTTTCTACGTCATTGCGGTCACGATCTTGGGGAGATCTGCGCATTACGCGGTCAAATGCTTTGGTAACGGCTGCAAAATCTTGCTTAGTTACGCCAGCAGAAGGGCGATTAATCAGCTCTTCGATTCTTTCTAACTGATCTTGAGTGGCTTTGGCTTGCTGTTCAGCAAGTACCAATTTTTGATTTACATCTTCGAAACGGTCAAGCGCTTTAGAAGTATTTTCAATCTTTGCTTCTAGCAGTGCATCGCGTTTTTTTAGGTTTTCATCATTTGCTGATTTGAATTCGTTGAAAGCGTGCATTAACACGTCAACTGGATCTTTCTCCGCCATTTTTTACCTCGTTAGTGATTTTGTCTAAAAATTCAGCCAGTTTTAAGGCTGCTTCTTTCTGACTATCACCGTCGCGGTAATCGTAGTCTGATTGCATAAGCGCGATTATGCGCTTTGCTTGAGTCTGTGAAAAGCCTTCTACATCGCGCAAAACCCTTTCCACGTCTCTTATATGCGGAGTGTTGCATACGTCTTCCGCAATGTCAATAGGTAAATGCAAATAATGATTCAATATGTTGCTTTTTGCGAAATTTTCCTTGCGCTTGGCAGGAATAACGTTATCAGCAAAGCCAGCATCAACAGCAGCCGCACCCTTGAACCATGTTTCTTCAGATACCCATTTTTCTAACTTCTCTCGTGATTTTCCGGTCCTAGCCGCATAAATATCAATGATTCCAGATTCTAGCGAGTCTAATACCTCCGCTTCCTTGCGCATAGAGTTAGCATCACCCATAGCCATTGACCAGGGTTTATGCACCATTATATGTGATCCCTCGGTAATGCTTATATTGTCTCCAGCCATCGCGATTACACTAGCTATACTTGCCGCGATACCATCAATAACCACATTAACCTTAGCGGGATGATTAACAAGAGAGTTATAAATTGCTTGACCTTCAAAGACAGAACCGCCGCCTGAGTTTATGCGTGCTGTAATTTCGGTTACTTTGAGAGATTTTAATTCTCGCGCGAATTCTTCCGCGCCAATACCATCCATCCAGCCACCAATGTCACCATAGATAAACACCTCGGCCATGTCTTCATTGACTTTATTTACGCGCAAAGAACCAAAACCCATTTTATTCACTTGTTTTGTTGTCATTTAGTAACTGGCTCCCAGGTTCAATATAATATTCATCACCGCCATCGTATTTATTCATTTCCTCAAGGCCGCGTATTTCATTAGGATTCAAAACTTTCATACGGTACATTTTATCGTAAAATTCCGCCCTATCTTTAGCAGCGCCGCGCATTAATCCAGATAAATTAAATTTCGAGTAGTACCCTTGAGATATTTCATCTTCAGTAAGGAGATTGCAGTCAATAGACTGCTCTAATCTTGACACCCACGGTGTCAATGTATATGTAACGTGCGCCAAAAACATTTGTTCAGCACTGGCATATGTCGCAGCTTTATCAGCTTGCCCGATCATGATAGGCATTACCCTAAAAGCGCGACAAATTTCTTCAATCTGGAATCGTCTATTTTCAATTGTTTGAGCATCAGCACCGGACATGCTGATAGGTGTGAATTTTGCACCACGATCAACGACAAGCGGCTTATGGCGATTAGAGCCGCCTATCCTTGTCTCTATCCAGTTCATCAAGTCAGTGGCTTGCTTTGGGTTTAATGCTCCATCAACAGAATAAATCCCGGATGTTTGTACTCCGCTGGCATGTAATTTGTTCTGCGATTCTTCAATATTTATGGCAAGTCCAATAGCTTCACGGGCATATTTAACGGCTTCCATGCCTATGTAAGTACTCCAACTCGGGCCCTTTACATGCCACATCATATCAGCAGGTATAGTTCTTTGTTCGCCGTCGATCGTGACTTTATATTGTAAATTCCGTTTTTGGTCGACCTCGACAATAACAGTGCCAGGCTCGAAAGGTACGAGAGATAATATTTTTCCTCGTGATTTATTTTTAAACGCGTAGAAATTCCCAAGCAAACCAGCCTGGAAAATCATGTTTTCTCGAAATTCGAAGGAAGTTTGCCAGGTGTTTGGCTTGCGTGATATTATTTTGTAGAGTGGATGTTCTTTAGCGACTTCATGCGCATCTTCGCCAACGGTTTTATATAGCTTTAACGGGACCTGTGACACACCTTCAGCAATTACCCGCAAACAACTAAAAACAGTGGTGACAGCGAGCGCCTTGTCTACTGTGACATTAACACCGGATGAAGATGGTGTCAAAAAGCCTTCTAAGCCGTTAAATGTCACTAAATTGCTTCTATTCTGTGTTTTTTGCCCGAAAATTGCACGCGCTATGCTCATTCAGTGCCTTTTTTATCGTTATTTAAGCCACTTAACACGCCAATAATAAGCATTATTGCACCGCAAACTGAGTAAGATACCCACGGTTCAAACAGATACAGGCCGTATGCCAGCGACATAAAGCCCAATATTATCGATAAATCGCTAATTACCTTCAATTAACACACCACTCAAAAGAGTCAATATCTTCTTGAGACACCTCAATTTCTATGATATCCGATTCCCTAAACTTACTTCTTTCATCTTTTGGATAGATCCCAAGACTATATACATAAGGCATAACATCTTGTTTTTTATAAAAAGCAAAGTTCCCATCATCTTCACTAAGCAATTCTTTGATCGTGTAGAGTTTCATTCGGTGGTTTCCCAGAAAGATTTGCCTATAGCTTCAGGATTCAGGCTCATAAGTTGCACAGCGTTGAATAATGCCATTAATGGATCGATCTTTGCAAATCCGCTTGCCTGTTTAGTAATCATTACAGCATTCCCGCTCGGTACAATTTTGGCATTGCCGCAACACCACGACATTATCGGTTGATCAGCATGCCACATAGCACCTTCAGCAAGTTTGCGCTCGCATGTCTTGATTGCGCCGCATAATTTCCATCCTTGCGATATCCCGATGATCTTATCCTCTGGAATTTCTTGATCTTCAAGCGCTTCCAATATGCCGCCAAGCCCATGTGGATCTACGCCAATTTGATCTAATTTCCCAGTATCATACACGCTTTTACATATTTGCGCTACTTCTAACACATCATCGCCTATTCTGTCAACTAAAATTAAATCTTTCTGTTTAGAAAAATCCTTGAATCTTTCAGCCTCTGATTTTCTCCGACTCATTACAGATGGATGGGCCCACGATTTACACCATGATATCCACTCTTTAGTGACAGTATCACGCCCAACAATCGCCAGGCCCATAAGATCATCCAGACCGCCGCCATCTATGCCGATATCAAATACTTCGCATCTTGCAAGCAGAGATTCAAATGTAATAGTTTCATCGGTTTGCTGCTCCCAGTAATCAGCACCTGCCCAGCGGTCGCTACGGAGATTCATTCCTATTTCCAAGTTAGCGTGCTTAGCCAAAAATCCTCGCAGAGACCCATCGCCAGCAGCATCAGCTTTTTTATACTCTCTCTCCAAAAATGCCTGGTCGACTGAGTAACCTATATTCGGGTTAGTCATCCACATATTTTCTAGCTTCAAGCATTCTCCAGAATCAACCATGTCTTTCGGAAACTCGAATATGACAGGTAAAAAAGCAGGATCTATTATTTTCCCGTCTCTAACATCACGAGCATAATCTAGTTTTTGCTTAAAAACACCGGATGGTGGTTCGTCACTCTGAGTGGTTAGGTAGACTATAAAACCTTCGGGCCTTGATGCTAGTCCGCCGAACGCCTCTCGAAACATATTTTCAGAGTTCGCCATCTTTCCGAACAAGTGCAACTCATCCACCAAGATACCTACAGACTTCAATCCTCCCACCGTATTGCTCTCTGCCGCCAATACCTTAAGATTCGCGTTCGTAGTTCTGTGCGTGATAGTCTTAATGTGATTCTGGACTTGCATTAGGTCGCTTAATTCATCATCCTTAGCCACCATATCACGCGCAGGAGAATAGCTATTGTCAGCTACTTGGATGGTGGGACTCAATATCACAAACTGTGCTGATTGCCGCCAGTTCAATATTAAGCTAGTTAGCATCAAAGCGCCAGCAACAGTGCTCTTGGAGTTTTTCTTGCTTATTAAAACAAAAACTTCTTTTATGAGTCTTTTCCCGCTTTCCTTGTCATAACTCCCGAATAGAGCGCAAGCCAGATCCTTAACCCACGGCGCGCAAGCCTCACCAATAGTAGGAGATCCAGCCGCATCAACTATTCGTAGCTCACTCATTACCGCCCATGCCTCATCAGCCACGTCAGGAAATATGGGAGGTGGTATTATAGATTTGCCCGTGCGTATTCTGTCTTCCCAATCGGGTGTAGCCGTTGACCATTCAGGTATCATAAATTACTTAGCTATCCTCAACGGCGCAGCGCTCGGGGAAAACTTCCCTTTTGTGGCAGCCTTTATTGCCCTCTCCTCTTGTATTTCTTTCTTGCCAATTGACTGAGAAGATTTTCTTTGAGTTTCACCATGAACAATTTTAAAAATAGACAATATCTCAGACCTGCATTTATTGCCAACAGCAAGCCACGGAGACGCGACAGGAAAACCATTCGGAGATGCCACAAGCTCTCCATGAGTCTTAACCATGCTATCAGCATGCTCTTTTCTTTCCCATATCTTGCAATACTCATCAAGCAAATGGGTTCCGTTTTTTTCTATAAATTTTATCCAGCTCTCATCCTTCAACAAATCTTCTTTAATTGTCATAAGATTTCACTCGCTTTTTTAACATTAAAAAATTCAGACTTTATGCCAGCACCAAGACTGTCAAACTCAGAACGCCTAACCGAAGGCTTGTCTCCAAAACCTTCACCAGGTTTTTGAACATTAAAAATATCAACTACAAGATCAGAAAAAGAATCATAAAAATCAGCATCATCACAAATCCAGAAGTTCTCCATGCGCTTATTTTGGTTTAAATTCATGGATGTCTGTATAACAACATTCCAATCGTCATTTTTTAATAAAACAAATTTACAATGCGATGCCGTTGTCCTAATGCAATCATCTCCAAAAGTCTCTCGCAATTGAGCACAGAATTTTGGTTGCCTTGTCTCAAATGAATAATCTACGATCCAATTAGCGCTAAGAACCTTATTGCGCTCAAGGAAATTCTGTATTCTACTAAGATCAGCGCTCGCCGCAGTCCATGTAGACACAACAGCATGAGCAGGTCCAGTTATTTCAAGCACAGCCTCAATAATATCAACGATAGAAAATTGACCCTTATTAAATCCAAAAACTTCCATGCCTTTACCAAATCCAGCAATAGCTTGTGCAGCACCCTCTCCATTAAATGACCTGGTCATAGCTCTTTTCCTAGCAGGACGTGCAACCGAAAAATTATCTTTCATTTTTTTATTCCCTAATAGTTTTTTTGTTTTCTCATAAAACATATATTTTTCTGCAACATACTTGTCTTCAGTAGACTTTTCAAGCCTAAGCCATGTGCGCAAATTAACGCTAACAATATCAGCGCACTCTTGCTGCGTAAGTCCAAGTTTAACCCTGTAAAAACATATATTCATAAGTGTTAAATTATACGTCAATTTGTCTATAGTGTCAAAATAGCATTTTTATGGGCAGGCGAAAAAAATCCACACGTGTGTAGGACAGGCGGTTACTTGCATTTTGCAAGCCAGAGATTTTATACCCCCGGGAGTACATTTTTTGCAATATTTGTATCATCATTAGCAATAGTCAAAAGTTTAAAACATGATCCGTCAACTATTTGTAAATCATAACCAAATAGAGTGTTCCTGCTTTGATCATGTATATAACGCCCAAGACCATCCTTAATCCTGCGAATTGTTTTCATTTCATGTTCACCAACATGTAAGATAAACTTTGGTTTTTGTTTATTAATCAAGCTATAGATATGACTTGCATCAAAATTATCCATTCTTTAAATCCTCCTTAGTCTTAATCCTATGGCACTCAACACACAACGATTGATAATTGCTTTCGTTATCATCGCCGCCCTTGAACAGTGGAACTATATGATCGATATGGTCAGCCATATTGACATAACCATGCGATTGACACATAACACACAATGGATTAGCAGTCAACCACTTGCGCCGTATCTTTGTCCAGTTCTCACCTCGCATCCTGACTGTAGCATGTGGATTGTTGCGCGCTATGTTAAGCAGCGATGTCTTAGCTGTGCGTATCGTTGATGTCTTTAGTGTACGCATTACACCAATCCTCTCTTAATCTCTTCAGCAATCGCAGCATAGCACAAGGCCGCATCATGGTAATTAGCCATCACGCGGGCCTTTTCGAACTTTGCTTCC